CGGGAAATCGGAAAGCACTGGATGGTGACGACTGAGACGGCTAAGTACGCCAAGTATCGTGGGTTGCGATCGGGGCGGTTTGGGCTGGCTCCGGTGGAAGACGTGACGCTCCAAGGAGCGAGCCCATCAGGGACCAACAACTTTTGGAACAAGCTTTTTCAGAAAGGTGGAATCCTATGAAACCTAGCGAAGTGTATCTTGAAGCCGCCAGACGTATTGCTGAGATGGAAGAGAACTTCTCGTGCATAGCTATCAAGCATGTCATCAACCCGGGTAATAAGGATTCTTATATGCAAATTCCACTTGCGCGAGATTATAAGAAAATCTTCGGATTCACAGATAGATATAGCTTTCAACTAGAGATTGAACGTGATAATGATTGTCGTAACCTAAGAGTCTTGCTCTTATGTCTAGCAGCAACAATGTCAACCCCTAACCCGAGAAGGAGATGAAAATGGAAACAGACCCTCAATTAGCAGCAATGTTCGAGAACGACGCATTTGACGAGGAAGAAGCTCAGAAACGCGACTTTGACCCCAAATACGGCGTAGGACGCTGGCCTAATGCCATCTTACGTGACGTGGAGCCGCAGATCGCCAACGACTTCGGTCATAGCCTCACGCTGAAGGTAGACCTGAAGGGCGACGAAGGGATGGCTTTTACATTCTTCGTGGATGCGCCGAGTTTGCCTGAGTCCTCTGGCGGCGACGAGAAGGCGGAGAAGCGTTACTCGGTCCAACTAAACCGCCTCAAGACCCTGGTTCATGCTACAGGTCAGTGGGTTACGTTCAACGAGAAGGGCTATAAGGCGTCCACGAAATGGCCTAATGGTCTTCTAAACTTCAGTACCGACGAAGCTTACGACAAACTTGTGACACTATTCCGACAGCTAGTTGGGCGCAAGATGGGTTTGAACGTCAAGGTTGATTCATATCCCAAACAAAACGGCGAGACGGGCTATCGCAAGAACGTTTGGGGCCTAGACGCCCGTAAGAGCAAGAACGAAGTACCGTTTTAAGGAGCATGACATGGCTGAACTAAAGATTACACCACCTAAACGTACATTTACGCTTGTTTTAAGCGAGGACGAAGCTATGCACGTCTGGGCTGCGCTTGGGAAATCGTCACCAAATAAACGAGAGGATTATTTTGAAGCGAACTTAATACATGAATACTCAAAAGACATTGACATAGGATATGAAGTCTTCCTATTACTCGAAGACGTTTTTGGGCAGTCGAAATGATATCATCACATTCAAAAGATAGCCAAACTTGCCAGTGTTGCGAAGAGAAACCGCAGCCTTTATGGCTTTATGACCATTGTGAACCGTGCACTATTAGGCATCAGATATTGAATCTTAAGAATCGGCATTTAAAGCGTTTGGCGCGTGTACAAAAACGGCGTAAACAGTTAGATTTTCGCCGAAAGCTATTTTTAGCGGCAAGTCTATCTTTCACACAAAATCACAAATGAGGAGCCAATTTCACACATGAGTATCAATTTTACACGGAATCACGGAGGTTATATGAGCGAAGAAACAAGCTGGGCCGTATGTGTAGGTATCATAGCGTTAGCTGCAGTTCTAATTACAACCATCTCGTTGAACTTCTGGTTGAAGAATAACGAGATTTTCAGTAAGGGTGGTTATGTAGAATGTATGTTATCTGGAAAAGCAGCATCGTCGTGGTGTAAGCCGTGAGTATCAATTTCACACAGTTTCATGCCGGGGTGGTTAAGCCAAGTCTACTCCTACTTGGTCCAGTGATCCCCTACACTGCCATCGCGGACCTTCTCGTGTCTGAGACCATTTGGCACGAGAGCGACCGACTCCGAGCCCTGGGTCAGTACCCCCGAGGGGGCGTAACGGAACACGGACCGTTCGGACCGGGGCTTGGGGTCGCGTCGATTGAGCAGCCTACATGGGATTGGCTCAAGGAGAAGGATCGCGTCCGTCATATGCTAGGGTTACATTCATACGAGGAGCTAGCCTGGGACTTGCGGCTGAATGTGGTAGCTTGCCGCCTGCGCTATCTCGTCAACCCAATGCGGTTGCCTAAGCTGGAAGATGGTATAGAGGCCAGGGCTATGTACTGGTGGCGTGCATATAACGGAGGTCAGGTAGATCGCCGTCACGATTATATCTTTAACGCTAAAGCGATTCCGTGGGTTCGCTCCATGGGAGCGACGTGATCGTCTTAGGACTTGATTTAAGTTTCACGCGGTCGGGCCTCGTCTGGCTAGAATGGGCATGGGAGTGGGAATCTGATATACCACAATTATCACAATATCAGACCATTGCTATACCACCAGGCGAATGGCGCATGGGTCGAATACAAACTTTGTTCTATAAAGCCTTAGATACATCGCCAAAGCCAGACCTGGCCGTTATCGAAGGTTCTATCCAGCGAGCAGGGCGCTACACCCATGGATCTGAGCGCAAGCGAGGCATCCGTGTGCTCACGATGCTTCAAGAACTGAATGGAGTCGTGAAGGCCGTACTCGACCTCCACCGTATACCACAACTTGAGTCTTCGCCTACGCACATGAAGAAGGTTATCACCATGAAAGGAACGGCGGACAAGGCAACGGTAGCCCAGGAAATCACAGCCCGGTTCGGCATTTCCTTCCCTGGCGACGAGAAGAAGGGCTATGACCTGTACGATGCAGCAGGGCTAGCATTGCTAGGATTGAACAAGAGGGGGATGTCTTTATGAGTGAATCGGAAGAGGATGAACATGATTCGAATCATCATTAGAACGTGTAATGATTACATGGCTTCTCACGTCGGCGGTCCTGTGGTTACTGACTATAAGACGTTCGACGTCGAACTGAAAGAAGTAGAAGCGTTCCTTCGAGCGAAACGTGACGATATCTATACTGATAGACGAGTACAGGGGATTGAATTACTCGATGAAGACCATCGGTAAGAAACAGACAGCCACCGGACGTGGGGTGAAATGCTCTCGCTGTTATATCAACATGATACAGCAGGCGACCGTCGAGGGTATGTGGGATTGGCACTGTCTAAAATGTGGACTGAGACATCAAGGGCGCACTGGACCGGGTCGAGACGAGATGAAGAGCGGACAGGCGCTCGCCGAGGCGAGGAGTTTCAAATTGAAATAAGGGGGCTTAGCGATGTACGATCAAACTGATACGCTAATAACGAAAGACGTCATCGACGGTTATAAACGTGATTGGAAAAAGCATGGGTTCCCAGACGTGGATTTAGGGGCTAGAAGTGCTGGCAACCTGAACGATCCGACTTCACGACCTTCCCAGGAAGCTATTTTATGGAGTTGCGTCTTGAGACAGGCTTTTATGGATATAGCACTAGGCGAGACTGCGGGGTGCTCTAAACGTAAGCGTCTGCATGCCGACGATGCCAAAGCATGGTTCGCCGCAACGGGCGCCGAGCCAGGCGATTTTGAATGGGTCTGCGATATGCTAGGGTTGGATGCTGACTACGTCCGGAATAAAAAGGTCGTGAGATCAGGACAACGTTATACCGTGATGGCTAGGCCGCATGGGCGGAGCAAGGGGTTATGAAGATAGCGTATATTCCAGACACCCAGGTCAAGGATGGTATCTCCCTAGACCACCTGACATGGTGCGGCAAGTACCTGGCCGAGAAAGAACCGGACGTGATCGTGCAAGGCGGTGATTTCGTCGATATGCCAAGCCTTGCAGACTATGACAAGGGGAAAAAATCCTATGAAGGACGACGATATCGCAAAGATGTTGACGCAGCTCACCGAGGCATGGATTTACTTCTTAACCCTATTCGCAAAAAGCAACGCTATAAGCCTAGACGGATTCTCACTCTTGGCAACCATGAGGAGAGAATCCTTAGAGCTGTTGAATCGGATGCTAAGCTTGATGGCACCATCGGACTCCAAGACTTGCAGTACGAAGAGGCGGGCTGGCAAGTCGTCCCGTATCTCAAGCCGATCAAAGTCGGTGGCGTCCACTTCGCTCACTACTTCCCTAGTGGCGTCATGGGACGACCATGTACGACGGCTCGAAAGATTATATCAACGTATCACACCTCCTGCGTCGCCGGCCACCAGCAAGGACTCGACGTTGCCTACGCCGACAAGGCGGACGGTGGACGGATCACGGCGATCATCGCGGGGTGTCTCACGCCAGACCATAAAGTCTTAACCGCCGATCTGCATTACATACCACTTGGCAATCTTCAAGTCGGCGATAAAGTAGTTAGCTTTGACGAAGAAGCATTACCGAGAAAGCGGCGTTTTCGCACCGGCATTGTCGAGGCGGTCGATTTAGATACGGCGGGTGTGTACTCCGTCAAACTTCAATCGGGTAAAGAATTTAAGGTTACGCTAGATCATCAATGGTTGGTGAAAATCGGAACAGGTTATAAATGGCGTACCACTGCCGAGCTTTGGATAGGGGCAACTATTCCACGTTTCCTGGATTATTGGGAACCACTTCGTTCTTATGAAGCAGGTTGGTTAGCCGGTATGTATGATGGCGAAGGGTCGCTTTATACCAGAGAAACTACGGGTGGAACATGTATGCAGCTTAGTATTTATCAAAAGAAAGGGCCAACTTTAGATCGAATTCAATCTACAATCGAGAATCTTTGTGGTCGTACAAGTAAAAATTGGGATACTCATCGTGACGTGAAGCAACTAAGAATTCAAGGCGGTACTACGCATATTGCTAAGGTACTAGGCGAGATACGTCCCGAACGATTACTAGCTAAATTTCGGCCTGAATTATTAGCTTCTATCTCTAGCCCAAACCACATGAACGATACTGTAATATCTATCGACTTTCTAGGTGATCGTGATATCGTGCGATCACGAATCAGCACTGGCACCTATATCATCGAAGGCTATCCACATCACAATTCGTTCTACCAACACAAGGAAAAATACCTAACTCCTTTGGGAAATCAGCACTGGCGTGGCATCGTCATGCTGCACGAGGTCCGGAACGGCAATTTCGATCCTATGTTCGTGTCGATGAAGTTCTTGAAGAAGAGGTTTGGATGATGATACCAGTCTGGCGAATCTATTGGTCGGGATCGTGGTCGCAGTCGCAGTCGCGGTCGCGGTCGGAGTCGTGGTCGCGGTCGGGGTCGCGGTCGTGGTCGAGGTCGGGGTCGGGTGAATATAAACGTGCATAACAAACGGAGGTCGTAATGAAAAAGGTAGTAACGGTGACAGAAGTTGAAGGTGAAGGTCTAGAAGCCTTGCTTGATCAAACGATAACGCTGTATTGTATGCGTTATATTTACACAGGCAAACTGATTGGCGTAAATACCGATTGTGTTTTGCTAGATAAGCCTCAAATCGTATTTGAAACAGGACCACTAACAACGAAAACTTGGCAAGATGCACAACCGCTTCCGAATCAATGGTATGTAACAAGGGCTTCTATTGAGTCGTTCGGTATATTGAAATGATACCAGTCTGGCTAATCTATTGGTCGTGGTCGGGATCGCGGTCGCGGTCGCAGTCGCGGTCGGGGTCGTGGTCGGGGTCGGGGTCGCGGTCGTGGTCGGGGTCGGGATCGTGGTCGGGATCGTGGTCGTGGTCGAGGTGAAAAAGACATGCCCACGCTGCTTTCGCTGTACGCTATGGCGGATCAAGTTTGGTCCAGGCTATGCGTTTAAGTGCATAGGAATGGGATGTGGCTGGTGTCTTTGGAGGGTGAAATGAGCCTCTACTTGTACTTCGTAGCCGTAATCCTGCTTAACCAGGCGTTGCCGACGAATTTGGTGCTAGCCGGCACGATAGCGACGAGCCTGATTCTACTTTGGAGGGTGTTGCTATAATGGACTTTTATACCTACGAAGGGCGAGTGACGTTTCCAGATTCGGCACCGTCGATCAAGTCGATCGCCGTGTCTTTGGCGCGGGAGTCGCGTTATGCTGGCGCTAGCCTCTACTGGTGGCCCGTGGCCCTGCACACGTTCGTGGTTTGCGACTTATTACCGGACAAGCTCAAGATACATGGCCTGCTTCACGACGCTGCGGAGTGTATAACCGGCGACATACCGAAGCCTGCCAAGTCTACCGAAATATCTTTGCTGGAAGACAAGCTGCAAGACGCGATCTATCGAGAACTAAGCGTCAACCCATGTTTCGACCGTAAAGCAGTCCACGACGCAGACGTTCGTGCTCTTCATGGCGAGGTACATTCGGTGGGCACCGTATCTCTAAGAGGCGTCTATCCACAGGACCACGATGCTAGGAAACTAGTTTGGAGGTATTTGGGGCTCTATTCGCCGTCTGATTGCATCAACCCTGATGGGCCTTGCGTGGAGGAGTTTTTGAGGCGCTTCTCAGAATACAAGGAGCTGATATGAACGATCCAGTTAATTGCCCTGCGCACTATACTAACCATCCGTCTGGAATAGAGTGCATCAGGATCACAGAACACATGAACTTCTGTCTTGGAAACGCTATCAAATATATTTGGCGGGCTGGTAATAAAGGTCCCGCGATAGAAGATTTAGGAAAGGCCATCTGGTATATTTCGGCAGAAATCGAGCGATTGAAGGCGGCGGAACGCTAGATGGGGGCGGTGGTAGCTATGAAGGTACCTGCAAACCACGAACTAATAATTGAAGGTCTGATAGCCAACTTAGACTTCGACAAGATTGTCAAAGTGATGAATCTCACCGATTGGACATGGGGCACTCCTGCACAAGTACCAAGTTTAGTTCAAATGAAAGAGACTGCCAGGAGCTTACTTACAGAGATGTTGGAAAGTGGTTATCGAGAACATGGCACCGGCGGGTTCGAGGCATGGCAAGATGGTCAGCATTTCGGTATCAGGTTCGTTGTAGCGGATAGTGGGACGGATTGGTAGGAGATAGGAGGATTTCTTTCATATGGGTAACGGTTATAAACAAAAAAGACAGATTACAATCATATTTAATGAATTACATGACCGCGCTAAATGGTTATGTATATTCACGGCTTTTCAGATTGTATTTGATGTTCTTATCATTGGCATCTTATTGAGGATGGCGAACGTCATCAATTAATGAACGTCTTGGTAGTCGTTCAACGTCCTATTAGCAAGACCTGAACCAACTGGCTCAGGTCTACGATAGCCTTGGTGTTAGCTGCGATGGCCGGTTCGAGGCGCATGAGCACGTAGAAGGCAATTGCGGCTGGAAGGCCAACTTCCTTGACGAATTGGAGGATTTCTTTCATGTGGTGCCTGTTCTGGTTACATAAATGGATGAAATGGGAAAGGTATCGGTTGGTTGAACCAATGACAGGTTATCTCCTTGAAACTAGACAACGGCGTCAATGTAAACGTTGTGGAAAATGGCAAGATGATTGGCTCAATTGATAAACGTCACGGAGAGCAATTGAGCCACGATATCGGCAGCCGCGGCGGTCCCGTTCTGGCCCGTCACCTTGACTGCAAGTGCGCCAGTGAGGGTTTCACCGACACCTGTGTAGGTCGTAGTCTGTTGAACGGAACCTACGGTGCCACGACCTATCGCCCTTTCCGTTGTAGCCGATGTGCGAAAAATCTCGTATTCCAGCTCCCAACCTGCGTTGTTCGGAGCCGCCGTCACGTTGTTCGACATGATGACCGTGGAGCCAAAGTACAGACGGATCGTCTTGGTGTTGCCGTTGGCCGCGAACGTGCCAGCAGCCTTGACCCGCAGGCCACGGTTGGTAGCGTCGAGCGAAGAGGCTGGTAGCGTGTAGGAAATCAGGTCTTCTTCCGTCACGACGGCGGTAGTCGAGCCAGCGGTCGTATCGATCTTAGCACCCATCGGCTTGACGGTCTGGGAGCCGCCGCCACCGTTGATGAGAGGATCGGTCAGGGTTTTATTCGTAAGCGTGGCGGTCGTGTCGGTGCCCACGAGGGTAGTCGTGGCATCGGGAATAGTGAGGGTACGTGCAGCAGTCAAAGCCGCTGAGATCAATAGTTGGAAGTTGCCGGTATTGCGGAATGCAAAAGCCCTGGACAGTGCGTTGCCCGCACGTCGGAGCCATACATAGAACGTCGAATCCTCCGACCCAGCAGCCACGTCGTCAAAGGCTGCTTCTAGAGCAGCCATATCCGATGGATTCTCGTCTACGGACTCACCTTGTAGAGTTAGCTTTCCCCCTAGACCGGCAGCGGGAGTACCGGTTGTGGTATGCCGGAGATTTAGAAGGTTGGTTGTGCTCGACGTTGAAGCGTCATCCTTCGAAAGCAGTCCGTCAAACGAATCAAGATTGATTTCCGAGAGCTGCACCACGGCGCCATCGCCAAGCGTGACTTCAAACGTGCTACGTCCGGTTTTCAGGTCTTCGGCGCCAATGCGGGAAAATTTCAGCGTTTCCAAGTTATTCTCCTAATAGGGTAGGTGTTCTTTGCACTATAGCGCCAAGGGCAGCCATGAGAGCATCGGGATTCGTTACTGTTCCTTTACTCTCCTTTAAAGTTCGCAACAAGAAGGCACGAGCTGAACGGTTGAGCAGAACACGAGATAGAATCGCGGGACTGGCCGCACCAAGCAACCCGCCGGTCAGCGCGCCACCTTCATCACCGACCAATGCGCCACCCGCCGCGCCAACGGCGCCGGCTATGGCTCCCTGTGCCACTAGAGAGCCACCACCGGATAAACCCATACGTACCCTACCTATATCGCTCAGTTTTTCTAGATATTCGGTGACTTCTTTGATATTCTTTGAACCTAACCCTTCTACAAAAAGCTGATCGTAATCCAGAGGGTTGCGCGGATTAGTGATTTTACGAAACTGATCCAACATGCCACGGGCGTCAAAGTCTACAGGAGATCGTTTACCTTTGACAAAAGGAGCGTTCTCGATAGTTTTCACGGCCCCTGCCGTCATGGATTTTAGTTCGTTTACAGCAGATTCTTGTTTGAAATTCTTGTTGGCCTGCTTCAATAATGGGTTGTTTTCAGCAGCAGCTTCCATATCGGCTAGTAACGCTTGGCGACGTTGTGTTAGGTTATGCAGCCGTGTGCCACCCTTGGCTTTGGCTGCACCGATATCTTCGTTCAGTTCACGGAGTACATTTCTAGCTTCAGAAAACCTCTTGCCTGTGATCGGATAGACTTGATCGACGGCTTTAGCGTCACGCATAATCTTGGCATCGCGTAGGGAAGGGTCTAGACCCGGCTGTTTTTTGCCGAGTTTGCTAAGAGTTTCCCTTGAATGTCGCGTAGGGATGAACACGTCACCACTTGCTTCTAACTCGTCGTATAGCTGTGAAGACGGCGTTTCAGGGCCAAATTTAGCCGCCAAAGCACGCATTCTAGTAATTAACGGTTGTTTCAGGGCGATAGGGACACCTGGAATATGTCGTGCAACCTTCTTGGCTAAGCCATAGCCAGCTTTCGCGACCCTGCCAGCTATCGGGAAAGCTGCTTCTGTAGCGCCAGTCATTAGGATATCTTCGGTGCTTTCCGGTTTAATACCGGCCTTCTGCGTACCATATTCACCAAGCATACCGCCAAGTATGCCACCACCAATGCCACCAATAGCCGTTCCTAGTCCAGGAGATATAGCAGTTCCCACAGCAGCCCCGGCCTTGGCGCCGCCATAAGCGCCTGCCGCCGGGCCAATAGACTCTTTTACAAACTGACCAGCCTGGTCACCGAACGACTTAGGTCGTGTAGGAGTTTGACCCGGTGCGCGTCCTGCGGCTTCAATAGCAGCTTCAGTTTGGTCATCGCCGGCCAAGGCCGGTGCATTAAGCTGTTCTAGCTCGGATGGCGTTATGCCCAGCTTAACGGCTGTGTCCATCTTGGCCTTGTTTTTACCCCAAATATCTTGGTCGCGCTTCGCCTCGTCTAACGTTCCGCCACCACCATAGCTACCGCCATTGAGGATCGACGCCATTTCAGGGGATACAGGCATTATTGCACCACGTCCCAATCCAGTTCACCAGGGCCAGTCTTGCGAAAAGTCTTGCCACCAAGTTTCTTGGTTGTGCCGACCGGGGCGCCCCCGGTTTTACCTTGAGTTGGCGCCGGCCCACGACCACCACCTCGCTGTTTCCAAAACTGTTCACGATTGGATAAACCTGCTTCCTCTCGTGCAAACCTCTCCTCTATAAATTGAATTCTCGCCTTGACCTTAGAATCACTCTGGCGCTCTTCGACCAGTTCACGTAAAGACTCTTTTATTTCCGGATTAGTCAATGCAGAACCAAACGATTCATGACGCGCTTGGTTACGCAGCTTAGCAAGTATGGTGGTTAGCTCGTTGTATTCAGCGGGGGCTCGGTTAAAGGCACCCTTTAAATCTTGAGCCCTTGTATCTAACGGGCCGGTAAACTTGCCTTTAGCCCCACTCAGGATATCCCTAGCTCGCCGAATATCTGTAAGCGCCCCGCGAATCTTGGTCAGGTCGGTGGATTCCTTGCCGGACAAGGGTGGAGTCGCAAGCCGATCTTCTTGCAGCTGAATACGTTCTCGCTCAACCCGTTCTCGTTCTTGGAACTGTTGAGCCCTACGATCTTCCGCTTCTCTGAATTGTTGAGTCTGGCGATCCTCGCGTGCCTCAAATCGAGTAGTCGATTGTTCTTGTCTGCTTTGAGCACGGACGTTATCCAGGGTACGTTCTTGAGCCTTAGCTGGCAGGGTGGATACTACTTGCGCCCGGTCCGGTGGTAGTTCTGGGTAAAGTCTTTGAATTTCTCCTATAGTCAATGAACGTTCTTCACCCGCCTTAGATGGCGTTCCAATCTGTCGATAGCCGCTAGGATCGTTTGGATCTGGCACAAAGTCGCCGGGCTTGACGGGCCGAGTCATAGCTGCTTGAGGCTTCAATGATTGCCCGATGAGGCTGGCACGGTTGGTGGCAGGCACCGACTTCAAGCCTTGCCCTAGCAGCTCTTGCGAGGTGGCTGGACGACGTGGTACTTCAAACCCTGGTTCCGGCTCCGGTCCTTCGGCGCCAGGCTGTAACGGTGCAGGTGGTTGGCCCGGCATGCCGGTAGTAGCCATGTCCACGTAGCGTCCAAGCTCTATCTGTTGCTGCGCTTGCTCCTGCGACTTGCGTACCCTCTCTTGCTGGTCGAACTCCTGCGTCTTAAGCTGATGTTCCAGCATCTTGGCCTTCAGCTTGGACTCGTTGGCGCGGAGCTTTAGCTCTTGGCCCCTACTCAGACCTTCAGCCAAACCGCCAGCGAATGCCCCAAAATCAAACCTACCCATATCGTTCTCCTATTGACTGAATAACCGGAACATCAAGTCTTTCAGGCTACCAAAAGTGCCACGTTGTGGCGCCTGGCCAGCCGCGAAGTCCTCCGGACCAGCCACGGACATTTGTCGTGACGGGTCCTCGTAACCGGGAGCCAAGGGCGCTGGCTGCCTTAGCATCTGCTGTTTTAACAGTTTTTGGATTGGGTCCTCTTGTAAACCCTTAGACAACCCACCTGCAAACGCTCCAAAATCAAACGCCATTTTATATCGCCTCCATAAACCTATTTAAAAGCGCCTTTGGCTATGGTCCCAAGCAACGATCCTTTTCCAGAGGTGGACTGCTGTTGCTGTTGAGCTTCCGCCAAAGCACGTTGCGTGGCTGTTTGATTCGCCGAAGACAGTCCTTGCAAAGCCGTTTGTGTTTGTCCAGTAACTCCGGACTGGGTTGGCAAGGCTCCACTGGCAAACTGAAGGGCTCGCCCAATCCCTTGTTCTCTAGCCTGGTTGGCAGCGTTGCCGATGCTTTGTGCCCGGTCGCGTTCCAAGCTGGATCGCAGCGATTGTAGCTGGCCGCCCCGTGTAGCCGTGTTCATCAAGGCCGATTTGGCCTGGTTATACTGGCTTTCCAGGGGCGCCCGTGCAGCTGCGCTCAAACTGGTCTGGAACGGGTTAGTGCCAAGCGCTTGAAGTATTTGAGGAGTAACTAGTCCCCGGATGGGGTCTAGGTACTGCTTCTCCATTATCTGCGCTCTCTTATCCTGCCGCGTGGCGATCTTCGCCGAGGCTTCTTCGAGGGGGCTGGTTTTAACCTTGACTGAGCCGCCGCCTTTGCCCATGTTCTTATTCCTTTTCTCCCATTGTACTGGGGGTAGGGTTGGGGGTGGGGTGGCCTTCCACATGCTCCAATAGCCACACATCAGGCCCAGCTAGCTTGGGCACGAAGGCCACTTCTCGAAACCCTATCCGCTTGTCGAAATTACGCACGTCGGGCCACGGCGTGATCGTGTAGACCGTTTTCCAACCCATCACAGAATGTGCCCAGTTTAAGCCCAGGATGCCCGCCTCGCGCACATGGGGCCTACCCCTGTACAAGGGCGCCATCCAGATCGAGCCGTAGGCTGAGCTTCGGTCGCCGACGCCCACGATCCGATTGAACCAGATGAAACCGGCTATGTCGCCCGTCTCGTTGTCCGACACAAGCAGGAACATCTTGGGATCGCCATCGGCGTGCATGAAGGCCGTCCAGTGCACCAGGTCGCCGAAGCGGGACACTCGGGTTGGATTGTCTACCCAAGGGTTGGTCCACAGGATACGTTGCCAGTCGCCGGCATCCTCGACCATGCGCCAGAGCTGCCAGGGCAGGTCGCGGGCGGCCTCGCCACGGCTGTATATCCAGAGGGTTACGTGTTGGCCTTGCATCTAGCTCCACTTCGTCCCGTCCCAAAAGACGAGACCTTTTTTGTTCTTCAGATATGCCATTTGACCTATCTCGATTTGTAGGTTAGGAAACGCATTGAGCGTATCCAAGGTTGCCTGGTTGTCTGCAATGATGTAGTAACATTCGTGATGTGGGCCGCCGCCATTCTCGTCTGCAAAAACCTTATGATTACCTTGCCACCCTAGCATCTCTGGCCAGTGATGTAGCTGGATTCCCGCAGGCACGGGCACCAACAGATCAGGCGGCTCGAAGATCGGCGGGTCATCAGTAACTAGATGATCCGGTTTCACTGTAAGGACGTTGCCGTTCATGGAGAAGTCGCCATTAACGGCGTCTAGCCCATAACGAGCCGCGAACTTCTCTCCGTCAAAGTCCCCAGTGACAATCCAGCTTTTCATTTATTCCCCTACGTATATCAAGGCTAGAAACGTTACGTGACCCCAGGTACCTACCCCTTCAATACCAAGACCGGCACCGGAGTTTTGAAACCCAAAAAGCTCTACATACTCTCCGGCAGCCAGCTCCGTCACGGCACCAACGGTCATAAATGCAGAACCTGGTGTGGTCGCGAAGGTACCACTCATACCTACAATATTTAGACTTGTTTGTACCCCCGCGCTACCTTTTTCAATTGTTAGTTTTCTTATACCTGTAGCATTAGAGGCGAAGGACAAACAGCAAGCTACTATGTATTTGCCGGTAATCTGTGCTGTCAAACGGCTATTATTAGTAACAGTGTCGTGCAAGCCGTCCGTATCGAACTCTTCAACGTCAAAGGTTACCACTGTCCATGTATTGTTGTTGATGGTTTGTGTGGTGGACTTTTCCGCATGGACCATCGAATTGAGATAACGAAAGCGGTTTTGCCCTTGGATGTGCGGACGACTCGTCGAGTCGATAGCGAGGCCGAAGTCTGCTAGACCACCGGATACCCGCTCCCAGTCGTCCGTACCATAGTCGTTGACTTCCGCTAGCCCCACGTCGAATGCTTCGCTGCCGCCTGCATGGGAATGTAGGGTGGTGGCCCCGCTATCCGTTAAGTCTACCCAGTCGGCGTTCGTCGTAGTGATGACGGTTGAATCAACGGCAAGCTGGATAGCGTCGCCGGAGTCCTCGGCTAGTTCCGTCAGGGTTAATCCGGTGCCAACCATCACTTGATCGCTGACACGGCCTGATACAGCTTGAGCATCATCGAGCAGAAGATTAGGCTGTACGGCAAGCTGGATTGCATCGCCGGAGCCGTCCGCCAGCTCGGTCAAGATCAGGGTGTCGTCTACGAAGACTTCGTCGGTTATGTGCTCCGCAGTCTGAGCGTCATAGAGAGCTTGATCCGTCTCGGCGGTAGCGCCGCCGTGACTATGGAGCGTAGTAGCCCCACTGTCGGTTAGGTCCACCCAATCTGTGTTAGCCGTGGTGATAACCGTGGCCGTATTCACGTCCAACAAGACGGCGTCGCCGGAACCATCCGCTTGCTCGGTCAGGGTCAAATTGTCTCCGACCATGACCTGATCGGAAACGCGGTCGTGGCCGGTTGCCTCTTCTACGGCCTCGTCGGTCGTGACGGCTGTGGCTAGAAGATATTGTGGATGGTCGTTATCGGCTAGACCGCCCAGGGCGCCATGGTCGAGCACGCCGCCGGAGCTTGCTCCGGCATGAGTATGGAGCGCAATGGAGATCGAGACCGAGGCACCCAGACCGCGAAGTAGGTTGACCTGCTCCTCGATCTGGCGGAACACGTCGTTGATCGTGTACGGTTCGGCCTCGGTGATATGCCATGGCCCGACGCCTTGGTTTGCCATTTAGAGACCTATAACTCCTAAGAGCTAGCTAACGGTAAGAAAACCGCAGCTACTCCGTATAGCACCGTGGTGCCCTTGTCGTCGGAAAAGCTCATGTGAACTCGCCACCGCTTACCGAACGTGCCTTCGGGGAGCGAGTGTAGGTTATTGACTCGTGTTGCTGTGCCTGCTATGGTAATCGTATGAGCAAGTTTATCATCGACGTAGAATTCGATCCTGAGTGTTGCACCGTTGGCAACTTCCACATCGGCTTTGAGATAAAGGAACAAGTTATTAGTATTGTAGGAGCTACCATGCAAATCCTTAGACCTGAACTCGACAGAGATGGCCGACCCATTATCGGATATCCCCTTTTCGAGTATGTAGACGAAGGAATCCTCGCTGCCCAAGACCAAATTATCCGTGTCCGGCTCATAGATCATCGAGCCACCACCGAGTTCGTAGATAGTCCAGTCTTCTGTGTCAAATGAGTAAACTGCCATTCGAGAGGGGATAGTCGAGATTCCAGTGGGGTAGGTGAAGTAGTACTTACTTTTATAATAAGTTCCCGCCACCTGGTCCATGGCGTCCTGGTTGATCGGACTTTCGTCCGAGACCGTATCCCCCGTGAAGATCGACTCGATCTTACCGCTGATCTTCTTGTCGGGGCCGATCAGGTTGGTAGTATAGACTCCGTCGTTAGCGACGAAGATGATTCCTTGGTCCGAGGCCACGACTGACTTACCCGCTCTAGTTCCACGTCGAGATATAGCTTCATAGTTCGTAAAGCCTGAACTTGCGTTTCCTGAGATACGGTATTTAGTATCCCGCGTAAATAGGCCAAGCAAGCCTGCAATTGAAACGAGACTAGTGACGGGATCATTGGCGGTTCCAATCTCTAAGAAATTGTCGGTCGGGAAGGATTCGGGACGGAAGCGTTTGCTGTAGTACAGGTAGTGAGGATTTTCAGGATCGCCGGCTGTGAACATCTGTTCTTGATGACTGATGCAGAGATGGTTGCCAATGGGTGGATCGTTGTCGAACTCCACTTCGGCGCCCAGAGCGTTATCCTCCATCGTCGAGGCGAACGCCCATGTAATGTGACCCTGGGTAATCCCAAGGAAGTCGATTTCCCACGGTTGGGTAGCCCGGTACGTATCCTCGGCGTTACCATGGCCGATAGGGTCTACTTCCCAGGTGTTCGAAGACGTAGCGGCGGTGGGCGCGGAATCTGTCCCAATCGTATATTGCGTCGGGTTGGCCCAGACCGGAACCAGTTCTTGGTTCCCGCAGTCGGCGGCTTCCCACGGATGGCAGATAGCGAACTCTACAGACGGGAAGGCGTTGGAACGTCCTCCGATATGCTTCTTCTCGACCAGGAGCGAGATCACGCCGTCCACCGCCGTCCGGTAGAAGGCGAAGCCGTTTACCTGAGGATCAAGTGGGTCTTGAAGGTTGTACCAGAGTAGTCTCATCGTTCGACTTGTCGAATGCAGACCTTACAGGTCCACGTTATACCCTTTCAAGTTTTCCGTCCTACGATTCGGTGGCCGCAACGGGGGCATCTCACGATATATCCCACGCCAAAAAGCCATAACCTAACTTCGATTGATGCACGCCACCGCCATTGTTAGGAAGCCAAATCAGGCCCCAATTAGGATCGTTGGTGATAACACTTGGTACGACGGCAGCTAAGCTAGTTGATAGCAGTAGACCGCTGGCCTTACTTAGTTCGAACGTCCCTGCGCTAACATCTGTAAAGAAGCTGAGAATCTCATTCGTGGGACATATCGTTCCAGTCGCTACAATCGTTGGCGAGTCACTATGCAAATCGGCATTGACGAAATAACCTACATAGCTATAGCCGTTCTGTACGTCGTTGATTGCAACCATGCCGGTGAAGTTGCAGGGAGTCGATTTATCATCTACCCAGAAACAGAATCCTGATACAGGCTCGCTACTAACGATATCATACTGTACCGCCGCGCTTAGGAAGTCGCCTAGATGACTGGCATTCACCACACCCTGAACGAAGCTAAAGCCAGCGAAGCTCCCTTGCGGCTGCGTCGTAAAGTCGCGCCGGCCTGAGAGCACGTCTACCGAGAAGAAAGGCGTTGTTGGCTGGAATACGAAACCGCCTGCCGGATCGCCGCCACAACCAACGAATGACCCATGTAGCTTGTCCGTGCCAGAGTAGGAACCTAGGTCATAACGGTCGATTACACGTAACCCTAACGGACACAGTTCCTCATAGCGAGATTCTTCAGTGAAGGTACAGCCTGCATAGCTAGCCGGATTATTATTATCCACGGGTACGTTCGGCGCGGTTGGCCCGAAAAACTGGAAATCTATGTCGAGCTGGGCCGTCGAGAGAACGTCCCCCGCCGTAATTATGATTTCGTCTTCGGTCGGATTACCCTCATGAGCCAGTGTGCTCATGCCAGCGTCCCGGTGCCAAACGAGTATGAATCCAGATCGGCGCGCAGACCGTAGAAGTTGGTCGAGGCGCCGAACGTGGCTGTTCCACCGAAGTAGATGGCATTCTGACCGCCGAAGAACGTCTGAGTGTCGGAACCTAGAGGATGATTGCCAAGCGCCACGAAGCCAACGTTGGCTCGGTTGTGGCGGGCGCCTACGTTCACGCTGGACGGCGTAGGGGTGGGAGTGCCTTTCGTATCGCTTGGATCAACGCTAATGATCTTGCCACCCAACGCCGAAGTAACTTTGACCCATCGACCATTGACTTGCGTATAGTGCTGGATGGCATCGAACGAGTCGAACTCGGTTCCACGTCCGGTGGCGGTATACACAACGTCCATCAAGTCGTCGTGAACCTGCAAGTCGATAGGGCTATTGCCAAGATGGCTACCATTCTCGTCCTTAACCTCAGCCACGAGCTGCCAAATCGTATCGCCTGCTGAGGCCGCGTTCGGGTCCGTGTAGACCGAGATAGCGATCGTGCTGTTCGCGACGGACGGTACGGCGCTGATTACCCCAAGTATTTCGCCTTCGGTGCAGAGCGACTGATGTACGTACTTCAGAAACTTCGTCTCGCTTAGTTCGTAGTTGCAGGCCAATACGTAGCCCGTGAAATCGTCGAAGGTCGAGCCATCCTCGACCCAAGCACAGATGCCGGCGTACGGCGTGTCCGTCACGCTTTGAAACGTGACTCGAAAGACCTGAAGGTCGTGGACGGGAAAAACCTGGTCGGTCGTGAAGCTCATGGTCGGGATGTTGACCATATGGAACGGCACGTAGGCTGCGCCGCAACAGTTTGGTTTAGACTCGATATCCAGGTCAAGCCAGTACGTCGTATTCTGAAGCTGTTCTTGGAGCTGATCCGTGAACGTCGTGATGGCGCCGCTAGACTGTACGACGTTGTAGTTGAACGGGATGTATTCACGACCATCGGGCCAGGTGAAGACATTGGGGCACGACGATGAGATACGAAACGGAACATCGGCCCATAACGGTACATTTGGGACGTTTGGTCCAAAGAACTGGAAATCTATGTCGAGCTGGGCGGTGGAAAGCACGTCGCCTGCCGTGATGATTATCTCGTCTTCCTTGGGATTACCCTCATGGGCTAAGGAATTAGCCATTGGTGTGGTCAAAACGTAACTGAGTGATGGCGATCTTATACGTCCCTACCGCAATCGTATCACCAGGCGTCTTGCCAGTCTGATTCGCCACCTTCGGGTCCGGCGAAAGCGGTACGTCGATACCCCACTGGTAGAGCCGCGTAGCGTCCGACTTGAGCATAAAGTCGTCGTCGGCCACGAACGCCCACGTCACCGAATCGTCAAGGGGCCGGAAGGCGGCGAAGGAGGTTTTCTGGTTTTCCGCCAAATAGGGACCAGTGATTGCAGTAAACTCTCGATAGAGTCGTCGTCCTGCGACTTGATAACGGACGGTATTGATGCGTGCAATTGCTCTGACCAGGTCGTCTTGTAAGGGTCCACCGAGCACTTCCTTTCCTCTGCGCACGCGAAGTGCGCCAGGTTGTTGAAACGGGTCCAGGTTGACTAGCTTCCTAGATTCCGGCTCCTCTACGTCGGCGGCCTCTTGCCGCAGGTTGACGCCGCGAAGTAGGAGTATTTCCTTGACTTGTTCAGGCATGTTTGAGCTTGCTCAAATGAAGTAAAAGTTCGACAATGGCGAACCAATCCCTTGTCCTAACATTTGATTTCGTAGACTCATGGGACTAGCCGCATATTGTTGAGCCAAGTACTGTGGTACCGGGCTAGGGCGCCCAAACTGACCATATTGTGCAGCCGTATTAGTAGAGATGCCTTCAGCGATGGCTCGACCACTACCTAATTCAGGGGCTCCACCGATACCCGTAGGTGAACCAATCCCTTGTCCTAGTATTTGATTTCGTAGGTTCATGGGATTAGCCGCATAGCTAGGGGGTCCAGACGGACCGAATTGTGATTGTGCGGCTGTATTCGTATGGAAACCTGAGGGAAAATCTCGACCGCTACCGTATCCTGAACCAGCTAACATTTTGTTCCTTAGCCCTGGCTGAGGCGCGTCCTGTCCCTGACCCACGCCGCCCCCGCCGGTAAAACCCAGACTCATGCCACCAAGTGGGTTCTGAATATCGTTAATGATGTTCTGAACGGGGTCTGAGCTAGCCTGTCTGCTAAGAGAGAAACGAACGTTGCCGATGTTTGCACCGGGAGCCATTCCCGTCTGAGACTGACTGGGCGCACCAGCCATATCGCCAGAGAGACCGAATCCGCCACCGAAGTTTACAGTAGACCCAGGCATCTGGTAGCGTGGCAAGTTGAACATAGCCTTGCCCCAAGGTACGCCGAGACCTTCTGCGTTTTGTGGTGTAGAAGCATTCATTTGGTTTGGAACTCCGCCTCTAAGGGCGCCGGTGGTTTGCCAAGGGAAGGGCATTAGAAACGCTCGAATTCTGGCGGTAGCTGCACCTGTGGCGGACGATAACCCCGCGTCGGCGTAATCGCTTCGCGGGCGTAGGTGCGGTCAATGAAACCGAGGTTGCCAATCTTCGTGAAGAGGGCTACCCCAATCTGGAAAAGCGTAGTGAAATGCTGAGCTATGTCAGGTCGGAAGCCTTGGCCTTTGCGGCTGAAGGCACGGGAGAGCACATAGAACTTGAGGTATTTGGCCATTCGGGCCGGGATAAGGCTCAGTCCATCATCTTCGTCAAGCTCCGTTGCGCTGACAATGATCTCCCAAATCGTGATGGCGTCTGTACTAGACTTAAAGTCACGCCCAATACCAAGCGTTGAGAATTCCGCAGTTGCATAAGGTGCGGCTGCATACTGTCGATCTGGGCTGCTAATTGCTCGAACGAGTCCAACCGCAAGCTCGATTTCTTCCGCCGTCGTTTCAACTTCATCTTCCCACCATGCCGTTCCTACTGGTACCGCCGCTGCGGAGTCGGAGCTAGTCCCATCGTTGAGCTGCGCAAGCTCCCATGGAAAAGTCGCGTCGACGGTCGAGTCATCAGTTCGACTTGTGAAACGATAGCCCAGACCAAGAACCATAGCAAGGTCCCCATCCCCACTATACGAATAGTCCCATCGATCAACCGCAGACTCCACGGTATAGGTACGATCTCCGCTGAACAGGCGGGGCATACCGGATTCGGCGGCTTGCAGGTCGTAAGACTGAGCATAAGCTGAGGCGATTTCATAGATTTCGTAGCTCCCGTCTCGACCCCCCGACGATGGAAACCAGAAGATGGGGTCGCCCTGCTGTTGCCACCACTCGGTTTGCAACGTGTCGAGTTCCCGAGTAGAGGCTCCGATGAGCCTCTTGTCGTCGTGGTAGACTTTGAGTGGTCGTTCATGCTGCTTTGATAGCACAAGTCGGCAGTGTTGGTCAAATGAGGAGGCGAAGTATAGCTCCCACAGGTGTGTGATGGCATCGGTCGAGGCGGTCGGCGAGATGCCTTCGAGGGTCTGGGCTTCCCACTGGAAAGTCGCTGAAATGGAGGCGGCTCGAACGTGATAGGCGGCTAGTCGCCAGGTGCCCTGACCGTGACGATCTTCCCATTCCTGGGTGCCGGACCATGCGGTTCGACCCGGTACATCGAGTTGGAATGGACGTACCACTGCGTGCGACTGCGCAAGCAGTTGCCGATAACCGTCGTTAGCCCAATTGAGTAATTCAGCGCGGGGCCAAATGGCTCCGTCGTCGTGTAGGAATTCTTGGGCTTGGTCTAGGATATCACTGATCACGGAATAGAGACGCCACGTCCAGGTGGACGCATTCGTTGACCAGTACGTCTCTGAAAGTCTTCTGGATTTTCCTCAAACGTAGGTAAAGGCGGCTGTTGTGGCATTAGCATCGCGTCTTTTAAACTGCCACCCATAGCCGATCCACCGGGGTCCATAGGTCCACCACGGGGAGCCCATTGAGGCTGATCCCCACCACCACCGCCACCTAGCAGTTGTTGTAAATATTGTAACAACTGCATCGGATCTAGTTTACTGAAGGGTCCAGATGCACCTACTGGGTTGAGTTCTTGCACAACCCCTTGAGCTAATTCCGTCGGATAATCTTGAGCCATACTAACTCCTTGTTTGATAAGATGAAGGTGACGAACCGCTATTCACCACATGCGAACGTTGGAATGAGCGAACCGAGATGCGAGAAATGCCGGAGCGGGCCTGTGCCACGGTTCTGTGTAGTTGAAGAGCTTTGAGAGGGATCATCGCCGCCTCCGAGTCCCATTTCTTGAGACAGCCCATGTATTGGCCATAGAGGGTCAAGGCGTCGTGGGTCGCTTCCGGCAGCTCGGAGCGGTCGTCGGCGTCCATTAGCGCACGAGGCCACGCGAGATAATCCACTCGCAGCACTCCGCTAGCCGCCGCCGGCTTGGGATAGAGACCGAACAGGTCCCAGGACACGGGGAACCATACCTCGGACTGCCCCGTGGTCTGTTGCCAGCGGATATTGATTACGTCCAACTCGGCCATCGAGAGGCACGTTAGCCGCGTCGAGTTCTGGTGGTTCCAGACGCGAATTGGCGCCATGAAGTCCGGGTCGACGGCTGGCGTATAGATGAAGCCGACCCCTTCTTTGAGTGGTATAAGCGCTGTACGTCGCACAGCCCTCACGTCCTCAGTCAAGACTTCTTGCGCTTCGTCTGTCAAAGCGTTTAGCTGCGTCTGGGAAAAGAAGACCGGCGTATCGGGATCGTCTCCAATACCTTCGAGGATACGGGCTTGAATTTCTTCACGGGTCATGTCAAATAGACCTTCGCGTTTCGATTAACTGCTCTAGACGTTCTTGAACAAGGTCTAGAGCCATCTGAGCCTTACCTAGATGTAGAGCAAATGCCGTCTCTTCGCTATGATATATTGCGAGCGCTGCTACGGACTTATGATATAAAAAGATATCTTCCTGGCCCGTAAAGAACGACACATCGGACTCGGCGATGTCTACTCCACTCATCATAACGGCAAATATGATCGCCTGTCCTATCTGTCTATACAAATCTTCAAGCTTTAAGATTTCTGTATAGGCGGTATCGGCCTTGACCGAATCGAATTTCGGCATAGCTTCGAAGTGAACGATGGGATTAACGGTTGTACAGCTAAACGCGAATAGCAACAACCCTATTTGTATAAAGCGCAGTCCTCGCATACGGTTCCTTTCACGTCTTTTCTGAGGTGAGCGCCTCGCAACTCTTGAAAGCTAGCCGAATGCCAGCCTTCCATGAACGAGACTTTGTTTAGATCGGCTACGGTGTACTTGGAGGTTGCGTCAAATCCGCAAGCTGAGAGCATTCCGTCAGCGCATACATGTCCCTCAGTAAACACACACCAACAGGGCAGAGGATCGCGCAACGCTCCGATTCTTCCCATATTTCCCGGCGTGGGTTGATAATCCAGCTTCTCTGTGACATGATCTGTCATAGCTCCAAAGGTATAGAGAGGAAGCCAATAATGCTGATCGACATAGGGAATGATGTGCTCAGCCAAGAAGGACTCCATCCGGGCAGCCTGCTCGCCGTCGTACTTGATAGAGGAGGCGTAGAGCCGAGTTTCGTAACCGCCTTTATCGCGGATTTCACGGGCATGCTTGATATTGTCTATCGCCTTGTGGAAGAGCCGAGGCGAAACCCGGACGACTTTCTTGAAGTCTTCTTCGTCCGCGCTGGTAGCGCTGAACTTAAGGCTGTTCAAGCCAGCCTTCATGCACTGTTCGACCACATCCGGGTTGGCGAGACTCCCGTTGGTAGTCAGGAACACGTATGGCGTTTCAAGATCTTCTTTAAGCCACCGGATGGCGGCTACCAGGCGCTTGGGATCGACAAAGCTCTCGCCGATATAAAACGGGGCGATCTCGACCACGCCAGCCTCGCGCATTTCCTTGGTTATGCGTTTGAAAAGCTCCCAATCGAGGTCGGTCGTCGATGTCTCGCGGAACTGCAAAGCACAGAAGGCACAGCGGTAATTGCAGCGTTGCGTAAGCTCTATTTTAACTGACTTGGGCGCGGGCGGAGCGACTTGTAGATACTCCGGCTTGATGAGCGTGATTGCGTCGATACGGTCGGTGATAGACTCTATGATAACGGCACCTGCAAGTCAGTCAAAGACCGAGACTTGTCATCCAGACCTGGATTACCTCGTTCGCCTTCCTGTTCGAAGATGAAATAGACGTTCGACATGGGATCCACCTGCTCGATACCACCCGCTGAAGTACGTAACCAATCCTCTAGTGGATTACTGATAGCATGCACATTACTGTCATTATACTCAGCATGAGCAAACCCTTGACCCATCTGGAACACCTTTCGTTCAGCGCCTTGCCACCGGATCGTGACCTGTGTAACAGGAACGTGGACGACAACATCTGAACTTGTCGCGTTTATCATTGCATTACTCCTTTTTCCTTGTCTGATAGTTGTTGAAGCACCTTGGCGGACTCGCCAAAGAACTTGAGCCGTGGTGATTCGCCTGGGGCCAGCGGTTTACCGCTATACTCATGTTCGTACATGCAGGGAGCCATCGGGATCATGTCGGCGCTATAGACGGCTTGCCAGGCGTCCACCTCGGCTTTGGTCTTGAGCGCCCGCATGCCGACGATCATCTCGATGAAGCCATCCCACAGGAATTCCACCGCTGGCACGCCCCATCGCCGTATGAGTGGTTTTGTCATCCATCGCAGGCGTGGGTTAATGCGCATGTAGATACCCATGACGCTAAACGGGGCATCCCATGCGTCATGCTGCGGATTCATGGTGTGGCTTCCATATCCGGGCTGGAAGCAGCAGAAGGAGTACGGCAAGTACTGTCGGAGATGTGTAATATCGCCGAGGCCGCCAATCCCAGGTCCGTAGGGTAGCCGGAGCGTGAGATTTGGGAGTGCAGACTGAGCAAGAACGCGATGAGCCTCTCGGATGAAAGTCCACACGTCGGACAAGTGCTCGAAGCAGTGGTGGCTTTCCACGCTTCCGATACTAGAGTCTGGAAACGGCCAAGGCTTACAGGCGTCAAAGACGATATCGATGTTTGGTGCTCCATATAGATCGCAGTTGATCAGGGCTCCTTTCGGCGTTCGGCCTGCGCCGATGTTGAGGCTAGGGAGCTTTTGCATCAGTCGTACTTATGTTCCACCAGCTTGGGACCGCCAGCACCGACGATATAGCCGCGCCCTGCGAACTTAGGATCGTTCTCAAGCTGCCACATGTAGTCGTCTATATCCGTGACGTAGTAGTCGATCTGGCCGCAGATGACGGTTGGGTCGCACCATACCTCGAAGCCGGCCTCTTTGACGTTGGTGAAGAAGTACATGTCGGAGCCGTAGCCGCTGTATTCCTGGGCGGTAGCTGACTTCACGTCAAACCAAGGCTTGGCTAGGGTCTCGAACACTTTGCGCTTGATCAAGGCACAACCGAGACCGATATGATCTACCGGGAACGCCGTATCGCGTGGGAAGAGGCTCACGGGTGTATGCAGATATTTGCCGCTCTCATGCGCGATTCGTCGCTTATCCCACTCGATGGCCGGGGCCTTCTTGTAAAGGCAAGGCTGGCCACGAGCCGGCTGCACTTCGCCCCGCAGGAAATAGACGCCCCCAGCGATGTCCTTGTCCAGCTCTGCTAGCTTCGTGATAGTGTCATGCGGTAGAATCATGTCCATCTCCGTCATGAAGAGATGGGTGAAGGACTCGTCCTGTAACATTTCCTCGGCGAGCTGATTCTCCGCATTGGCCGTGTACGTGCGATCCGTGACGCCTGCACCACCAATCTTGCCGACCTGCTGGCAGGCAAAATGCCTGGCCGTGTAGCCGACTACCCGGAGCCAGCTTGCGACGGCGGGCGCCCACATTGGACCATACGCCGTAGCACCAAAAGCGATATTCGTTTCCATCTTCTAAACCTCGAAAGAAAAGATCGGACCTCCCACGCCCCACCACCCCACCCCTGTACATTGGGGGTCAGGGAAGGGAAAAGAGGGGATCACCACATGCACTGACCTTTTTCATCCTTGTAGACACGTATAGGCTGAGGCGCCCTAGTCACGGGGATATGTCGCTTGGCCATCTCCTGGATTAGCCCGTCTCCGTAAAACATCGTTCTAACTTCCGGCATGCGGTCTAGGTCGTTGAGCAAAATCGCCGCATGATCTTCCCAGTTACGGTTGGTGTAGTAGCGTTTGCCCTCATACTGAATCCAGTCCATATCTAGGGGCGGGTGCGGATGCTCCGTAGCGTGGGTCCGGCCCTCTCCGTCCACCGATCCGTCGAAACCAAACATGTGCAGGTTGGCATGTCCCATGATCCGGGCAAGTTTGATCGTCCGGGGTCCAACCGTATGTCCGCCCGTCATGATCCATTCCATCTTCGGGTAGAAGGTGAAAATCTCCGGCTCTAAAAACAACATGTGCCATAGCTTGACCTTGGAGCGATGCAGCTCTAGCTTGTCGAAATAAGTTGGGTGACAAATGGAACTGATAAGATATTCTACGTCTCTGTGTGGTTCGCCGAGGATATCAGCCTTGTAGGCGCGTGGGTCGGAGTCAACATGATAAGTCGGCACCATGCCTCTCTCAACGAGGAACCTATGTGCGCCACTACAGGTGTAAATGATTTTAAAGTTGGACAACTGCGTCCATGTATGACGCAAACTAGGTCCGAATGCCACAATTGCGACTGGCTCAT